CCGTTCTTAGCTTCGGCGCATTGAATTTTGCCAGCCACAATAAGGTGAGTGCCTTGGCGGTTGCCTTCACGTTCCTCTTCAGTGAGAAGTTCATCACTGTAATCGAGGTTCATAAATTCTTGTAGTACATATTTTTTATTCATCTTTGTCTCCTTTAGAAGCGGGGTTAACCCGCTAAATACAGCTACCCCTGCAACAATTGGTTACTGGTCTTAGCATCCATTTTTTTGTCCAGATCTCTATTCCTTCTGTTCTCAAACTGAATCCCTCCATCTGAAATCATCATACATAACGCATATGAAGACCCTGATGATAAACACCCCAAAAGCAGTGCATTTACCAAATTTATCTCAAAGGTAAATAGTTCTGTAAAAGGGTTTAGCATAAAGAGAAGGACGCCGGTCCAGAATCCTACACACATAGGACAATGAAAAAAATGATGGCTAGGTCGAATACGTTCGAATAAAGTTGAAAAAACTATAATCTGCGTTAGACCGTAACAACACAAGGCAAAATAGACCAGATACATTAGTAGTAGTAGCCATATCCCGCATAAGTGTAGGTAGGCAACGAATTGTTTGCCCCTTCTGGCGTGTCTTGGTAAGGGGGTACCTCACCATATTTAGTTGAGTCTTTATCTGTTGGGTCAGTAAAACGATCCTCGATATTCTCATCATATTCTTCAGCACGATCTTCAGCGTGTTGAGTCTCTTTGATATATTCGGCTATACGATAGAGAACAGCCTGAACTGGATCCACTTCACTCTCTTTCGGGAAAGTAGTCTCAACCATACCAAAGACGGGACCTCCTCGTGGAGAAGCAGCATCGGTAAGACCACCCTTAAAAAGGCTATACATGAAATCTTTTTGATAGTCATAAACATCTTTTTCAATGTTTGGTTTAGGCATTGTGATGACTTTGCCCTCAGATACATCAATTATAATATCAAGGTACTTGTGATCATTGATAAGAAGATGACCGTCCAGTGTTTTAGTTACCTGCAATGATATTGATGCCTGGATTGGCTTCTTATCATCCGCACCAGAGCCTATCTTAATTTTGATTGGCATCTTCTTTGTACTCTCTTACTAATCTTTGCAGTTTCAAAACTTTCAAGATATCTTTTTCAGTCAACTGTGATACATTCAGACCACCAATCTTCTCTAAGACTTTTTTGGTATTTTCTACCATCTCTAAGTCCTCGGAAACTTCTGGCGTCTCCATAGAATGGGACACTGCCTCAGATATTCTCTGGAGTTCCCGTCCGACGAAGAGCCTAAAATCAGCACCAGACTCATTAAAAGAAGTTATATAGCGACTAAGGAGTTCCTTTTGTTCATTCAATAGTTCATCATAAGTATCATTGAATCGTTCTGTAAACTTTTGCATTACCAAAGAATCAACTGTTTTCATCTCAGAACTGAGTGGCTCTTCAGAGGTTATAGACTCTATAATCCTTTGCTCCATCAAAACTCTACTCTTTACTGGCAACTTATCACTGAATATCTGAGCTAGAGAGGCGAGGGATTGATAATTGGGGACAAAGTTACCATAAACATCCTTGCCTAAGTTTTCATTTATCTTTTTAATCACCAAAGATTGTTCTTTAAAGATCTCGCTGTGCCCTATGTCATCATAAGCTCGCTTAGCTCGAAAAACCATTTTTTCAGCAGTATAACTATCTAAACCAGATTTTTCCACCAGGGCGTTATAGCACTCTAGCTCCTTGCTGAGCACTGTTCCTGATCTAAAGTGCTCCCGAAGAATATCCTTTACAAACTTTGTTCGGCGGGTCTCTTTATTTATAACAGACTTGGTTAACTCTTTGATAAGAGCTTCAAACAAAAAGGCTGTGTTTCTTTTTTTATTATGCTTGACCTTCATTTTTTGTTTCCAATTGTTCTATCAACCGCTTAATGTCGTATTGAGTTTTAAATATTATATCTTCTTCAGAACTTTGACCTTCACCAACAACACCTCTTGAAAGAGGTGCCATTTCACCGCTCCACCCTTTAAATAGGTTTCTTTGCGACGAGGATGCCAAATTACTTCCAACAGAAGACATATAACTTCTGCGGCGAGCGCCTTGTTTCCATTTTGGGCTCTTGACCCTCATATATCCATCATCTCTTTGTCCTGGTTCAGCGTCAGGCTCAGCGAGCAGGGAACCCTCTTCAGCTTCTGCGTCATCACCGGCGGTATCATCAGCGCCTAAGTCTCCCCCCAAGTCGTCGCCGCCGAGGTCGCCGCCCAAGTCTCCACCTTCGCCGCCTTCTGGAACAGTTCCGGCTTCTTCAATAGCAGCGCCCTGAAGGGCATCTGTGAATTGTTCTATCTGAATTCTCTCTATCTCCTCTTCAGCGATCTTGAAAATGTTACGGTAGACCCACTGCTTAGAAAAGTAGCCATCGGTGGCTGAACCGGCGACATCAAACTTGACTCGCATATGCTCTAGTTCTTGCAGTTCTGCAATCTTGGATGGGTTATTCAAAGTCAACTTAAAGGACAGTAGATCAGCATCTCTATAACCCATAGTGTAAAGATGAATAATACATATTTTTTCAAGCTCAGCGACTACCACCCTTTGGAGTCTTTGAATAGTACGAGCAAAACGAATATCTTTTTGAGATAATGTTGTTTTATCTTCCTGGGCGTCCGACTGTGCAAGATATGCCTTTGGGACCTTCAGTGCTGAAAAGAGTTTGTCTCTCAAATAATTGACATCATCAATGTCGCCAGTAAATTGACCGCCTGCCAAAGTCTCAATACGAGTATTGTTTGCATTGCCACGCACTGGAATATAATAATCTTCATCAATACTCATAGCGTTATAACGCAAGTCAACACGACCAGAGTCTTCATCCACGATTTGATTACGCTTCATTTGTGTCTTTACTTGCTCAATATATTGCTCTACATCCTCAGCAGCGATGTTACCTACATCAATATAAAATACTCGACGTTCAGGCGAGCGGACAATGCGATAAGCCATCATAGCATCTTCAAGAAGGGTCAACTGCCTCCAAATCCTACGAGAGGGCTCCAGCACAGAGGTTCCATAGGGTACATACTTGTCATTACCCAGGACCCTAAAGTGAGAAACTTGCCAATTCTCAAAAGTAACACCCTTTTTGCCCTCAGCACTCTGCCAAAAGTATTGGATATAATTTGGGTTGGTTGGGTCGGTACCCTCTATCCGCTCAATTTCTCTGACAGGCAGGGGAATAACATTAGTAATACCCAGAGAATCATCAATATCTAAGTAAAGATAGTAGTCTCCATACTTACACATGCTACGAGACCAACCAAAAAGGTTTGACTCCACATTGAGCACGTTATAAAGCAATGTATGTAAAATATCTTTGATTTCACGATTTTGACAGTCAATATTTATAAGAGGGTTGAAGGCTGTTGATGTAGTTATTTCATCTGCATAAATATCAATCGCTGAAGCTATTTCAGGCATGTACTCCATCTGCTCAAAATCGGTATAACGTAATTGCTTGTTACGCTGAAATAATACTTTGTTGTTAAGGTCCCCAAAAGGATTATGGTATTCTCTTTTTTTGAATTCTCTTCCAGTAGAAGATGTAAAAGTATATTTCTTTACATCACGGCGTCCGCCTCTTATAACCGAAGGGCGATCATAGTCCACAATTGGACCGCTAAACAGTCGTGTCAATCGTTTAAAGAGATTAGATTGATTATTCCGTGGGTTGTTCGAACCGTTGTTGTTATCTTCAGCCATTTTTTATCCTTTGATTATCCAATTTAAATCGTGTTCTTTGCCGTCGGTGCCCTTGAAGGTATTCTTTTGTGGCTTGAAGCCGTGCTGACCTTCTATTCTGGTGTTTATTTTAGTAGTGGATACAGAAATACTAGATAAAAGTGCCATTTTATAATCTGCCTCCCGTTTATTAGCCGTCAATGCGGTGTCTCGAACCCAACAACCGATGCACGCAGCTATAACTAGGTCATCATTATAACTACGCATTGCCTGTGGTCTTCCATTGTGCCAAACAAATGTCTTTATTTCATTCGCAAGACGCATTGAATTAATAGTAATTAGTTTATTTCTCACGAATTCCTCAAACTTCGCAATAACAAGTGGTCGAGTTTTCATTGACATGGTAAAACCAACAATACCACCGAGCGACGCAGCAGACACTTCATCAACATATTCATGTGTTGATTTTATACTATAATACAAATTTTTATAGTCTAACTCTTGTAGCCTACTGAGAACGCCGATGCCAAGAGAATTATTCTCTGACACCAGAAGGGCATTATTATACTCAGATGCTATAGAAAATAACAAAGGAGCAAACCTATCCGGAGTGATCTTACCCTGATACTCTGCTACCTGTTCCATTGTCGAAACTTCAAAAACATGTGCTACACTAAAATCAGACCCGTCGCCACGAGCAACATCTGCTACCACTAAATATTCTCGGTGAGGATCTGGCTCTTTCCAAATCCAATAATTTCTATCAAAACCAGTCTTGTGCTCTGGGTCATAACAGTTATCAAGTATTCTCTTAAGATCATCGCCGTGCACCACCGTGTCACCCGAGGCATTAAAATTACACTCTAGCTCTTGGGCTATTTCTCTACGAGACATATTACGAGTCTCTTTAGAAAACCAGTCTTGGTCTCGTTCTGGGTGGACATCCCATGGGAGTTTTATCGTATGGAAATCATTTTTGTTTTCTTCGGCTTCGGTATAAGTTTTGTGAAACCAGTTGCCCACCCCGTTAGGGGTTGACAAGGCGATGCAGCGACCACCAGTAGACAGAGTAGGATAAAGACCAGCCCACAACTCGTCAATACCGTCCACAAAGGCTGCCTCATCTATAACCAATAGAGACAAGGCTTCAGAACGACCTGCGTCGCCGGAAGTTGATGATGCCTTTACTTGTGATCCGTTTGTTAGTTCAAAAGAGTTCCTATTGTCTATTGAGATGTCAGAAATTTTAAGCCACGCAGGAAGGTTTTTGTGTATAGCTTTTATTTTCTTTACAAGATTGGCTGCGGTGCCTAGCTTAGTAGCGACTACCAGTACATTTTTATCCTTGTGAAACAGCATCATCCAACACACATAGGCCGCTACGGTAGTTGAGATACCCAACTGGCGAGCCTTCAGGATGACGCTGAATCGGTTGTCCTTAAAGTCTTTTAGTGCCGCTTCCTGGAAGTCATATAAATCAAATGGGATTGAGCCCCTCATTGGGTGAGAAATCTTAGCGTACTTTTTACAAAAAAAAGCTGGATCTTTCCCGCAGCGGACTATTTCCGCCATCATCTCCTTTTTGCTAAGAGCCATTTATGCCTCAGGCGTTTCTGGGTTCTTCTTGGATTTGTCGTTTTGTGGGCGCTTAGTAGATTCTTTATCTAAAAAATCTAAAAATTGTTTGTGATAATCTTTATCTTGGCGCTTAGCAGAACGTTCTGACCCCATGCGCAGAGCTTCAACTCCATCAAAGCCGCCAATAGCATACTGCTTATGAGCCTCTACCCAAGTGTGGTTGCGAGATGTCGATTGTACTAAAATGTCAGCATCCGAGTCTTCGGTCAGTGTTACTGAGGATTTTGTTACCACTTTATACTCTTTCTTTAAGAACTTAACTATATCACCAAATTTCTTCTCTATTTCATTTTCAAACTGATTACGTGGGTGTAATTCATCGACCCTCGTTTCTGCCTGATAAGTCACAATCATTTTTGGACCAGCAAAACGGACCTTGAATCCGTCGATGATGCGGCTATCAATAACCGGATGACCCTCTTCTCGGTTCAACCCAATGTTTAGAGCTTCTCCGTTTTCATCCAAAGCGCCGTCATAAGCATTGGCAGCAGCTTGGTTCAAACCTTTAATTACATCTAGGACAGTAGCCATTATTTTCTTCTCCTTAAGGCATATTCAATATGCTCATCTGTTGGTCGTTCGCCGTTCTTCCAAGCTTCTTCACGATACTCAATAAAATCTACATAGCAATCGTAACAGCATTTAAACCTATTCATATATAGGTCGTCCTTCCTGGAAAATGAATATGTTTTGCAGACCGGACAGGTGCGATCATCTTTTCGCTGACTATGACCTTTGCTAATCTTGACTTCACCAATGACTAACTCTTGCTTGGTTGCAGATAGCTTATCAAGTTTAGTTTTTAATTCTTTGAGTTGGCTTAGATACTTTTTTTCTTTCTCGCTCTCCCACTCATTTCTAAAATCTTGCACTGTGTCTTTGCCATACTTTTCTGCAATGGCTTTTTCGACAGAGGCAAGGTAGTTCAGGTCTTTTTTAGTATTCATTGTACTTGGTTGACCGCCTTAACAATTGCTATTGATGTCCCGACCCCAATTATGATCCCAGACAAGAGCCCCAAGGCTCCTTTATTTCTTATAAACCATGTATTATCCTGCTTGATAGTCTCTTCAAGGTTCTTGATCGACAAAAGGTAGGTCTCTTGAAGACGAGTGCAGACCTTTGCATCCACATCACATTCTGCGATTTTTGCATTGGTACTGACTTTATCTTGTAGGAGCTTGCGAAAGTCTTCTTCGCTCAACAGAATACCGACATAAGTGTCGGTGCCTTCCTCAACTGCTGCTGGGCGAGGCTTGAATTCAGTGACCTCGCCCGCAGCAGCGTTTATAGAAAACAATAATATTGTTGTAATCAGTATTCTCATATTACTTCTTTAAGAACTTCTTGAGACCCTCGATGCGCTTAGTTGGTCGCTTGAGCCCACTGACTAGAGTATAGGTTACAAGTTTGTCTTTGTTGGCGTCCTCGTATATGCCACGGTGTACCATAGCACCACCAGTTAGGGCTGCCAATGTATCAAAGCCAAACTCAATACTATCCATAAGACCAACAGTTTCCTCAAAAATTTCTTCGCCGCCAACAACGATGCAAGCAGCACCCGTAGCTGTTGTTAGATCAAAGCCCTCAGCCAAAAGAGTCTTCTCTAGATTCTTTTTCAAGGCATTGGAAATAGCTGTCTCACTCTCGACATCCTTGACGCTTGTGACGCCCATGATCATGCACCCAGGTTGGCGCATAATACTATCATAATCTGTGGCATCAAAGGTTGTGTACTCTGAGTCTTGGTTGGCTAGGACGTTGAAGACGTGGAATAGACCAGCGACT